GTAAAGGGTATCAAAATATCCCTTTAGGAACGCCTTCAGCGCCGTGCCTGTCACGTTAGCGGATGCCGCCGACCCGCCGGGATCGTCTACCGCCCGGAAGTAATCGCCGTCAACCGGCGTGATGGTGGGTAAATTTTGTTCTTGTGTGTCTGCCATTAGGTTATCTCCCTGCATATTGCTGATGAACCGTGAATGACGCCGACTATCCCGCCTACGTCATCATAGGTTGGTAAATCAGTTGTTAGCGCCTGGTCATAATACAAGGCGGTTTTACTGGTTGGAATGCACGACCCCCTGAATATCAGACCGTCTGTAATGACAGTACCCGCCGCGTCAAGCGCTACCTCTCCCGCCGTCAAAATTCTGTTATAGATATATGGCTTCTTCCATACCCCGTCAAATAAATTCTGATAATACGGATGTGCCGGTAGTCCTTGAACATAATATTGCCCGCCTAACATCAGTTCAGCGCCCTCCTCTGATATTGGATCACCGACGGGAGGCGTTGTAGTAACTCTACCCTCTTGCCCACGTCCGGTTATTTCCGATCCGTTGACGTATAAAACTGGTATTGCAAGCGGGTCGCCGAGTTTATACGTGAACGCGATCCGCGCCCACGTGTTTTTTGTAACACAATCTACCCATTCCCAAACGCCAGTCGTGGTTGAGAATCCCTGATTGGAAAACCTCACGTACATATTATCGCCAGTACCCTTCATCAGCCTAAACGATGAACACGGCTGCTGTACAGTTGCCAGGTAATACGACCCTACCGCCCAAATAACCTGATTATCAGTCGTATTGTGTGGATAAACTGACATAATAACGGTGCGCTCGTTTGATCCTGTTATGGACTGAATATGCCCATAATTTACGCAATTATTACCACCAAACGTGAACTCTATCGCCGCCTCGGTAAGCGTTCCGAGAGCCAGGCTATCGCGCACATCTACCAGCGACCAGGAGAATACAATAACGCTCCCGTCGATAATGTCGAAGTCGATGCCCTGTACGTAGTAGAGATCATCCAGCCCCAAGTTTGTCTCGGTGATTTTCACCATATCGCCAATGTCCACATTCAGGAACGCCAGCATATGAACCGATGAGGTGTTTGCAACCATCTGCACGCGGTCAAGCCGCGTTCGCGGGTTCTTCTCTTTTTGCAGTATCTTGTTCGCCATTACAGCGCCAGGAGCGGTATCACGCTGATACTGCTGTTCAATGTTCAATTCAGAGTCGCCGTAATTGGTAATAGAAGTCGCATCCTCTGCAACGCTCTTGATCTCGCTATCCTGATAAACCCCATAACCTCTTAGTTCCAGTTTAGTTATCTTACCGGTGTACGCGCTCGTATTTTCCAGCGTCACGTCCGCGCTCGCCGTGTGGTACACGACGGATACGGTCAATTCATCGGTAATGTTCGTACCCGTGCCATCCTTTTTCGTGTTCATCAGGTAATCTGTCGTGGCTACAGGCTGTATCATCAAACTCGTGATAGCGTTGCAGTCCTCTTTCGTGTCCTTATTCTGATACTTGACGGTGATGGTACTCGTTTCGCCGGATGCTATTTTGATAGGCGTTCCCAGCGAGTACAGCGTTTGCTCCGTTGTGTCTACCCGTTTCGGGTAAGCCGTGACGGTAATGCTATTGAGGATATTCCCTCCGTGCGTCCGGCTGTACGCCTGCGCCGTGCCGTTGATGTGCGCGTCCTGCGTCTCATTCAGGATAAGTTTATCCGTCGTGCCAGCCAGTAGAACGTGGCCAATAACGAAGCCAGCCTTCAACACGTGACCGCTGTCTGCTTTCAACTTCGGGAGTTTCGATATTGTGCGCGCCCCGCTGCGGTAACTCTCCGCCTCGAATACCAGCGTTTCGCCGTTCACTTTGTCATGCCGGTTGTAAAAATAGCCGTTTTCTGACAAGACGATTTTGTTTAACTCCGTTGCCGCCTTAGTCGTGGTGGTGAGGCTGTCAAATATCGCCTCAAACTCGTAGTCGCCATCGCTGTACTGCGTTGCGAGCGGGGTAACTCCTACCGCGTCCACGATCTTATCCACCGCATACCCGCCCCTGCGATACGTCTCAATGCTTGATTCTTTCAGGGTGCGTTTGTAGGCGTAGGCCATCCAGTCAACAATAGATACCGATGCGGTGTAATCGCCGTGATCGTAGTCCAGTTTGATTGTGTCAACGTAGCCGTAAAACCTCGTGTATGCCTGACCGTCAAAGGTAATCACGAGTTTTACTTTCGCGTTCTTTCGCCAACCGGTGAGGCAGTTCGCGCTATCCGGGTCAAATCTGCCGTTGTAGGAGTTCAGCGTGATGGTCAGTACACCCGTTCCGGCGAGTCTGTCGGTGTAGCGGTTGGATTTTATGCCCCAGCCGCCGCGCCAACTTGACCGGTGGAGTACATACTGCGTGATCTCACTCCACGCGCTGCCGGTGTGGTAGTACCACTTGATAGATTCTGGGTTTATGCTGTTCATCTGCCAATCCCCATCGTGACGAACGCCTCTGCAACGGCGCGCGCCAGGGTGTAGTAATCCACTCCGCCACCCATACTTCCGCCGCCCGATAATTTGTTGTTCGGTATAATGTTGCCACTTGCGTTAGGTACGAACAATTCAGGCCCCTCCTCGCCTACGATGTAAGGGGTATGAGATAGAACCGGCCCGCCTATCGCTCTATTGCCTTCTGCTAATCCAATATAGGCATTATTCGGCCCCTGCCCCCATAATCCATACTGGTCTATCAGGCTTGTTCTAACAGTCAATGTGACTGTCTTGCTCTGTATCATTTGCATCTGTTCGTTGAGTTGTTTTACCGCCTCGTTGTATTCTTCAAGGCTTATTTTCCCGCTGTCATACGCATCTCTGATGCTCTGCAATGTGTTTAGAACAAGTGCGCTTTCGGCATCTACCAGCCCCATCGTTTCGGCAAGTTTCAGGGACGCTGCCGCGTCAAGCCCAGCCGCCGCCTGGTTGAATAACATCGCGGTTGTCAGTTCATTCATGTACGCTGATACCGGTATCACGGCTTCAGAGAATGCCTCTGTCGCCCCCGTAGCCGCGCCCATACCGGACGCCGCATTTTGCCCCGCGCCGTACATCTCATTCAGCGCTTCGCCTACGATCTTCGCGTGATTCTGTGCTGTGAGTAATTCGTTTGCGTATTCCGCTGTAACCCTTACGCCGTCCTTGACATATCCGACGCCGTTGAAATACTGCATGTTCAGTTCTTGCATAGCGGTTTTGTTGTCATTCGCGGCTTCTACTGTATTCGTCAGCCCGTCAGCAACCTCTGTCATGATTTCATTCCAGCGGCGCTTTACCGGAATAAGCCCCTCACCGATTGCCTCTTGCAAGTTTCCTATTGCTATCTTTAGATTCTCGGAGCCGTCACCAGCTGCGTTGATAGCCGATGCAGCGCCCCCAAACTCGGTAGACAATTCTGCAAGCAACATCTGCTGATAGCCTACGAGATCGTTCATCTCCTTGAACTTTGCTATCTGCGCCATCTGTTCACCGGTAAACGATACGCCGGCACGCTTTAGCGCCGTATACCCGCTAAAGTCATTCATTGCCTTACCGACCTGCACAATGCTCTGCTGGAGGTCAGTACCAAGCACGGCGGACATATCCACCGCCGCTTGCATTGCGCTCTGGAACTCGCCACCGCTGATCTTTGTGAACGTGGCGAGTACAGCTTCCCCGTTCTTTACTATCTCGTCATCAATTCCGCTCGTTTTACTGATAGCCGTTGCGAATTGGTCAAGTTGTCCTGCCGTAAGCCCCGCAGCGTTTCCGGTTGATTTCAGCACGGCTTCAAGTTTTGCGTCAACCTTTGCGCTCTCTACGGCTGCCTGCTCTGCCTTGTTGAGTTGATCTACCAGAATACCAAAAGCGGCTGTGGCGATTCCGGCTATCGGCCCGATTTTGCCTAAACCGCCCAGCATGTCTTTGATGCCTGACATCACGCCCTTAGAACCGGACGTGAACTTTGAACTGTCTATCCCGATTTCAGCGAGTATGCTTGCTACACGTGTACCCAAATATCACCTCGCCTTTGTTCTGCCATCGTCGATTTGTAAATACTCATGCAGATCCTTTAGTTTCAGCGCGTCTACGTATTCAAGCGTCCATCCAAAGCGTTCTGCCATCTGCCAACGTATGACTTCAAGAGGTGCGTCCTCTCCCCACTTGAACGCCATGTAGACGCGCTTACTTAGGAAGGGTCATTCAGCGGTTCCCGTGCGTTCACCACAATAGCTTTGACCAACCGTCTGAAATCTTGATAGTTCAATTTTTCGATTTCGTCAGCGGTCAATCCAGTACACTTTGTGATAATGGCGTTCTCATCCGCGACGGTTCCACTAGGAGATACGAACCCGCGCCACTCCGCCACGGTCATGTTTGATACGTCAACCTGAATTACTTTTCCATCTTTTAGCGTGACTTCGCTCATCTCACCGCCTAATTAGTACCGATGATACGAGTACCGCTGCCCTGGAACTCAACCTTTAATTCAACGGTATCGTTGTATTTCCAGTCAAAGTTAGCGCCTAAAGCAAACGCCGGGATGGTATACTTCCGCTTGCCGGTTGCAGTACCTTCCGGCTGGATGGTCAGCGTGCCAAACGTACCTTCGATCAGCGCGTCCTCTGTGGCCGTTCCGGCTGCCTGATGAACAGCGGTAAGGCTTACCTGTGTGTCCTTGACGGTTGCGATGTAACTCTCAAACGCGTCACTTCCAGCGGTAGCGTTCGCCATTCCGATACTGGGCTTGTATGAGAGCGTGCGATAATCGCCTGAAAGGTCGATGGTTCCGCCCGCCGTTGTCGCCCACTTTACGATTAGATCTTTACCTGTGATTTCTGCCATTTTATTACTCCTTTAGGATTGGTCATTCCTGATACGATATTCAGCCCCGGCCATGAACACTTTACGCCCTGCCTGGTCTGTTGACTCACTCGAATAAGCGTTCTCCCGCGCCGTCCAGAAGTTAGTCCATCCTGTGACGGTCAATGTCTGGAGGTGTAACTTCGCGTCTATTTGTGCATCAATCGCCTCCGCTGCTTGTGGTGTGGCTGCAAACGCCCTGATGAATACAAGGCTGTTCTTCGTCCTGTTCGCGTCAAAGTTCTCATCCTGGTCAGCGACATAATCCCAAATCACGTATGGCAGGGCTTGATTATCAGGCGCGGCGAGGTAGTAAACCGCCGTCCCCGCGTTCGTGACCGTGCCGCCTATCGTGCTGTAAATTGCCGTGTTCAGCGC